CAGATCCTTCTCCTTTTACATCAACTTACAGGTGATTTTCATGACTGATTTTGATTGCCACGCGGCGACTGAACTTGAACTTCATGCTCGCAACTTCTCCGGCGAACATGCAAACACCGTCGGTAAATGTCTCTCTAAGTTCCACAAACGTGGTGACTTTAGTTACGAGATTGCAGTTAAATATATCGAACGCAATTTAGTTCTCCCTGCTGCTAAAGATTATCTGCTTACATGTTGCAGCATGACGCAGGGTTTGCGTAACACTTTCCCTAAATCTATGCGCTTATTTGTAGCTGAACAGTTAGCTAACAGCTATCGCGCAGAATTTGAACTCGGTAACTACTGGAACTGATCATGATTCACACTGACACTTGCTACGCACAGCCAACTGTATTCAAACTCACCACAAACTTGGCTGACAAATACATTCAGTTAGATACGCATGGTGACGTATCAGAAATGAACAGTGCTACTGGCAAAGTTGGTAGAACTTTCATGCGTGTTGTTTCGTATGTATCGAACGATGCTGCTGTTTATGAAACTATCGAATGGGAGGATTGATCATGAAACTTTCTGTCTTTGATCTTCCCCGTGGTTCTAAACACTTTATAGAACTACCCTCCGGACGTTGTGTAAATGTGCACCACGCCAGGGTCAACAACAACACTGTGCAGATTCATGTGCAATCGAACAGTGAACAATGGCCCGCAATCTACAGCGACACGTTGTCGCATTGTTTCTTAGAGACAACTATATATCACTCAGCATCTAAGAATCTATCTCACGAAGATATTGCTTACTTACAAACTTATTTCACTCACGATTATTGATCATGACTAAAACAATCGCAAATGAAATCTTCCGTTCTTTTCTTCACCCTGTGCAAGAAAGTGTACTGAACGGTACGATTGACGCTGAACAACTTTATAGTGATCTTTGTATTACTGTGCGTCTGGAATCTGATCTGGAGTCAGATGCAATGTGCGAAGAGATCGCAGATGACATATATGTAAGGCTTACAGGTTTTATACCTGCAAAGTTTCGTACTCAATTAAACATCCCACGCTGAAACGATCATGACACTTCCACTCACAATCGACGTCGAGTTTATCGAGCCCGCTAGTTATGTTCTTCACAACGCATACAAGTATGTGTATTTGTGTGATCCTATTGGAGAGGGCGATCATCGTGTGGGCAAGATAGTTAAGTGCCCATACAGTGGCATGTTCTACATGCAGTGGGATTATGTACCGTTCAATGATCCTTTGACCAAGAGATCATTCGATACATATACAGAATGCCAGTGTCATGTTCACAAGAACGTGGAAGATTGGTGGCACAAGTATCACACTCCCGAGGAAGATTCATGACCCT